GGAGGTAACTTTGTACAGCTAGATATTCATGGAGACAATAATAAATTTAAAGGAAGTCAAAAACAGGACAGTAGTTCTGTAACACATGATATAACAGCTTTTATATATGCAGATGGAAATGATGTTTTTGTAAAGCAAATGCAAAATGGAGACAAAGACTTAACTTTGTATATTTATAATGACGACAACGAGGTCACTATTAGTCAAAAGAATAATGGAGACCATAACGCAACAATAACTTTAAACGGTAGCCAACCAACAATATTAGACTTGCTACAGCGAGGAAATACTACTCAGAATTATACTTTAAGCCAGAATTGTATAACTACTGGTGGTTGTAATGTTACTGTAACACAAGGAAATTAATGAAACATTTAATCAACCTATCAATAGGGCTAGTTTTACTAGCCATTCTTTTTTGGAATCCACTTCCCTTTAAAATTTTAGAACTAAAAACATTTGATTGGCTCATGTCAACTAGTGAGCCTGTGCAAGACGAAATGATACTGCTAGTAGACTTAGACGAAGAAATAGTGGAAGCTTCTGGAGGATATCCTCTTCCAAGAGCACTTTACGCAGACCTAATAGATAGAGTTCAAGGAACTCCAGGTATTACAGTTTTAATGCCTGACCCAGACATAAGAGGAACAGAAAACGATTTCGCGCTATCAAACACAATGTCTGATAGACCAACCGTGTTAGCTTATGCAGCATCAACACAAGCAGATGAGTTAGGGCCTCATGTAGGTACTGCTCAAATAGGAGAAGATCCAAATAAATGGCTATTTCAATACCCGGGAATTTTACGACAAACACCCGTCCTAGCCGTATCCGCAGAAGGCGTAGGCGTAATCAGCAGCGCGCCAGAAGTAGACGGCGTTGTCAGACGTTTGCCCGTCGTCGTTAGTTCCCAAAATAAACTATATCCTTCTTTCGCATTAGAAATGCTAAGAGTAGGAGTAAGAGACCCAAGTTATCAAATAAATACTAGAGAAGCAGGAGTAGAGTGGATAAGAATACCAAACTATCCTAATATAAATACTGATGCTAATGGTAGAATTTGGATAACATCAAACATACAATTTTATAGGCAGTCTGCAGCGGAGTTTCTCCGAACGCCTATGGAAGGAGCAGCTTTCGTCATTTTTGGCGTAACAGCAGAAGGAGTTGTTAATCCAGTTCCTACTGCTGGCGGCTCCGTCTATCCTCATGAAATTCAAGCTAATGTATTACACCATCTTATAAATGGTACTAGTCCTGTACAACCTGTATGGGCAGATTTAGCAGAAATAGGGGTTGCTGTAATTTTCATACTATTACTACTATTTACAGCTTCAAATATTTATTTTTCAGTTCCTATTTTTTCAACAGGTATAGGAGGGCTAGTATATGGTAGCTGGTACGCATATCAATCTTCCTACTTAATTGACGTTTCTGGCACAGTAGTTATCGGATTTCTTTTCTGGGCAATCGTAACTTTCCGCAATTTTCTCCAGCAGTATTTCATGCGAATGGAAATTAAAAAACAATTTGGCACTTATGTCAGCCCAGACTTAGTTAGAAAATTACAAAATGACCCAAGTTTGCTGAAATTGGGTGGGGTGACAAAACGAATGACTTTTCTTTTTTCTGACATTCGGGGATTTACACCAATTTCCGAGAAATACCAGTCGGATCCGCAAAAACTAGTAGAGATAGTAAATAAATTTTTAACGAATCAAACTAACATAATTCTTAAATATGAAGGTTGTATAGATAAATACATGGGCGATTGCATTATGGCTTTTTGGAACGCTCCTTTAGATGTAGATGAACAAGAGAAAAAAGCTACAGAGTGCGCTCTACAAATGAGATTAGCACTTAAGGAGTTAAACGATGAACTCGAAATGGAAGGCTGTCCAAAAATTAATACAGGAGTCGGAATCAATACCGGTCTTTGTGTCGTGGGCAATATGGGTAGTGATGATAGGTTTGATTATAGTGTTCTCGGTGATGCTGTTAACCTCGCTGCTAGGCTAGAATCTGCTTGTAAAACTTATGATACTGACCTTATCATTTCAGAGCACAGTTTAGTAGAAGGTTATAGTTATGACTTTTTAGACGAGGTAACCGTTAAAGGAAAGTCTGAGCCAGTTAAAATATATACCATACAAAAATAGTTCTTGACATGAACTTGGAATTTTGATATAATTAACTATATTGAAATTATTTCAAAAGATTAAGGAAACCGCAATGATTACTACTGCCGATGAAAATCACGAAGATATAGTTGAACTTGACAAGAGAATGTCGAGTCATGAAGCTATGTGTGAAGAAAGGTGGAAAACTTGTTTTAACCGTTTAAATGATTTAGACGATTCAATCAAAAGACTAGAGAGTATCCTTATCGCAGCAGCTGGGGGCGCACTTGTGGGTGGGCTAGGAGTATTGGCAACTATACTTACTATGCATTTATAATGGCGTATTCTCAGAAGGTAGTACAACGATTTGAAAGTGTACTAAATAACCCAGAAAAACATGCAGTCGGAAGGTTTGACCCTAATGACCCAATGGTTGCTACAGGAATGGTAGGAGCGCCTTCTTGTGGAGATGTAATGAAGCTCGACCTAAAACTTGATGAAAACGATAGAATACTAGATGTTAAATTCAAAACATATGGTTGTGGCTCGGCTATAGCTTCGTCGACAATGTTCGTCGATATGTTAAAAGGAAAAACTATTATAGAAGCTCGAGACATTAAAGACAAAGATATAGCTAAAGCTCTTGAATTACCCCCAATTAAACTACACTGCTCCGTGCTAGCAGAAGAAGGTATTAAACAAGCCCTCAAAAATTGGGACGATAAAAAACAGCACAGGCAACATAATGGAGAACCGACATAATGGAATCAGGATACAAAACTAAAGTGATGAAACCTGCTAAAACAAAAGCAGTTAGTCATGCAGATGGAACCATTTTTGAAGAAGATGGACTTTTTAAATTTAATTGGAAAGGCGGCGTTTGTGGATATGCAAGCAAAGAAGACGCAGAGAAAGGATTGGAGAAAGTAAGTGGAAAATCAAATTCGGAAGATAATAGCTGATCATTTAGGATTAGAACTAGACGCAGTAGTTGATGCTGCCAATTTTATGGACGATCTAGGAGCAGACTCCTTAGATACAGTTGAACTTGTTTTATCAATGGAAGAAGAGTTCGGAATTGAAATTCCCGATGAAGATGCAGAAAACCTCTTAACAGTAGGAGACTTAGTTGGGTATATTACAGAAAATACTTGATACAATTAAGAAAATATACTACTGGTTTCGAAGTTTCTTTGTATGGGAATGGGAAATAACAGTAAGTTATAATGCTGTCTGGGGCGATAGTGACGACCAGACATTTATAGCAAAGAAAATTTTTAGTAAAAAGAAAGACTACTTAAAATTTAAAACTAGAGATGATGAAATAGTAGAAATTAGAGGCGCAGAAGGACTCAACTATAGGATAACACAATTATGAATCAACTTTTTATGGGAATAACAATAGTACTAGGATTACTGTGCTATTGGTTATATACTACAAATCAGGCTTTACAAGCAGAAAATGCAGCTTTAGAGGTTGCTATGCAAGTACAAGGCGAGACAATAGACACATTACAAAACGATATGCAAGTACAAACTACAGCTTTGCTCAATATACAAGGTAAAAATCAAGAAATTGAAGCAGAGATGAATAGATACTTAGATATATTCAAAAGACACAATTTAACAAAATTAGCCGCAGCTAAACCTGGGCTAATAGAACCAAAAGCAAACAAAGCTACCAAGGAGGTATTTGATGGTATTGAAGAAGATAGTCGCAATATTGATGATCTTGACGATGTCGGCGTGCAGTCTGATTCCAAGTAAACAGATTGAAATAAAAGCAAAACCGATTGAAAGAACTATTGCACAACCCATTTTACCTAGAGAGATAGATTTAAAAGACCCCTATTGGTATGTGGTTTCAGAAAAGAATTTAGAAGAATTTTTGGCGAGAGTCGAAAAAGAACATGGTCAAGTAGTATTCTTTGCCATGTCAGTTCCCGATTATGAGATAATGGCTTATAATATGCAGGAGTTAAAACGATACATTAGGGAACTAAAAGAAGTTGTCGTTTACTATAGAACAGTAACTACGAGTGACCTCAGTACCCCTGCACCAGAATAGACTGGATCGTTGTAAAAAATGTACACAATACAAACATTACTTTTGTAAGGCTTGTAAGTGTTTCATGCCTATTAAGGCAAGAGTTGAGAAGGCTAAATGTCCTCTCAATAAGTGGGAGAAATGAATGGATATGTTAAAAAACGGTATGGCTTGGTTAAAAGCCAGAGTTAGTGAAAGAACTTCATGGGACGGAGCTGTAATTATAGCTGGTAGTCTTATGATAATATTAACTGGAGGCTTAGCAAAATTACTCGCCTTTATCGGTCTAGCTTACGGAATCTGGACTTGTTATAAAGCAGAGGTGTAATTATGCCATACGGAAAAGGAACATACGGGAAGACTAGAGGTCGACCTAAGAAGAAAAAGAGAGGAAAGAAACGTGGCAAAAAGTAGGGGCTTATACGCAAATATAAATCGCCGAAAGAAAAAAGGCATAAGTAGAAGTCGTAAGAAATCTACTATATCTGCCAAGGCTTATCGCTTGATGAAATCAGGTTTTAAGAAAAAGAAAAAGAAGAAACGTGGCAGTAAGAAGAAGAAGTAAGTCTAAAAAGTCCTCACGGTTAAAAAGAGCTGGTGTATCTGGGTATAATAAACCAAAAAGAACACCTCGTCACCCAAAAAAATCTCATGTTGTTGTTGCCAAAGTCGGAAATAAGATAAAAACTATTAGATTTGGGCAACAAGGCGTGCGTGGTGCAGGTAAAAAGCCAAAAACCGCAGCACAAAAAGCAAGAAGAAGGTCTTTTAAGGCTCGACATGCAAAAAACATTAGAAAAGGCAGATTGTCCGCAGCTTATTGGGCAAATAAAGTAAAATGGTAGATAAAATAAAAGAAATTTATATAAAACTCAAGAATATTATTACAGGTCTTGATAAAGATTGTGATGGTGATGTCGATATAGACGACAAAATGATTGCAGCTAAAGAGAAGGCCAATGCCGATTCGTAAGGTAAAAGACGGATATAAAATAACAAATACTTCTGGAGTTTCTAAAACCAAAAAAGCAGCGAAGCGTAGACTTCGTGCGATAAAATGGAAGCAAAAGAAACGCAGGAAAAGACGCTATATAGCGTAGGAGAAAAAAATGTCAATAAAATTTTTAGGAGCACAAGCAGCTTGTGGTACAAGTGTGGGGGCAGCCTCAACATTTGAAAATGCCACTGAAGTTAGGCTTGTCAATACAGGAGCAGCAGAGTATCTAGTCACTATTGCAAATAGTGCTGATGCTACTTTAGCTACATTCACTCTAGAAAGCTTAGACAGTATCATTGTATCTAAGGGAGCAACCGATCAAATATTTGCTGCAAACGCAGCTGTTTTGGGTGTTCCTTGTAACATTGGAAGATAAATGTCAGGAACAGTACAAAGAGATGTTTGGCTTGATGCAGTAGCTAATACTTGCACAAAAACTCTAGAACAACTAGAGAGAAAGGTCTCACTTACAGGTGAGATTAGTCAATATGACGAAAAAGTAGGTAATATTTGTATGGCGTATCTATACTTATTAAATGTTTGCGACCAAGAAGGAATATTTGATAATACAGACGGTTTTACAGATATGATAGATAAAATTTATAACAAAACAAAGACTATACACTAATGTTAGAAGTTAGTAGAACGGATATAATAAATGAATCTCTAATGGATTTCGATTCAATGGAGAGATTTATCAAGTTGCCTATTGATGGGTACTTAGACTTATTAGGTATAATACCTAACAAGGCTCAGACCTCTTTAATAAATGCACTTAATAACCCAAAGTATAGATTTGTTTGCGCTGCAATTTCAAGAAGGCAAGGTAAAACGTATATAACAAATGTCATTGGACAACTTGTTTCACTCGTGCCAAACTCACATATACTTATCATGTCACCTAACTATGCTCTTTCCCAGATTTCTTTTGATTTACAAAGACAACTAATAAAGCATTTTGATCTCGAGGTGGTTCGAGATAATGCAAAAGACAAAGTAATTGAATTGTCTAATGGGTCCACCATACGGATGGGGTCGGTCAATCAGGTTGACTCCACCGTTGGTAGAAGCTATGACTTAATCATCTTTGACGAAGCCGCACTAGCAGACGGCAAAGATGCTTTTAATGTCGCATTGAGACCGACATTAGACAAAGATAACAGCAAGGCAGTCTTTATTTCTACCCCTAGAGGAAGAAATAACTGGTTTGCTGATTTTTATTATAGGGGGTTCAGCGATGAATTTAATGATTGGGCTTCTATAAAAGCAACCTATCATGAAAACCCTAGATTTAGCGAAGATGACATACGAGAAGCAAAGAAAAGTATGTCTTCAGCAGAATTTGCCCAAGAATATTTAGCAGACTTTAACACATATGAAGGGCAAATATGGAATTTTAATTTTGAACAGTGCGTCGCAGACTTAAGTCAGCTGGACACTAGCAAAATGGATGTGTTTGCGGGTCTTGACGTTGGTTATAAAGACCCAACAGCGTTCTGTGTTATAGCATACGATTGGGATCATCAAAAATTTTACCTTCTTGATGAATACCTCGATGCTGAAAGAACTACTGAACAGCATGCAATGGAAATTCGAAAAAGAATAGACAAATATAACATTGATTGGATTTATATTGATTCGGCAGCTCAACAAACTCGATTTGATTTTGCCCAAAATTACGATATTTCTACAATAAATGCGAAAAAATCTGTTCTTGACGGCATTGGCCATGTAGCAGGAATAATTGATAATGACATTTTAATTGTCGATCAAACCTGTAGGCATGTATTATCGGCAGTAGACCAGTATCAGTGGGATAGCAATCCAAATTTAATGAGAGAACGCCCCAAACATGATATGTCATCTCATATGGCAGATGCGCTTAGATATGCGCTGTATACCTTTGAGACGACAGCGAGTACATTTTAGCAAAGACCTACGAAAAAATAATTGTTGACAAAAAGGTAAATTTTTGGTATAATTTTATAAATAGAGAAAAATATGGAATTAAAAAGAGATTTAGTCAAGTATGTTAGAGACAAGGCCAAATCTAGATATAAAAAAGCACCCCAATGCTATATTTGCGGAGGAACAGATAATCTAGATTTTCACCACTATTACGGAATGACTGAACTTTTAGAAACTTGGTTGAATAGTAATAAAATTACTATATCCTCAGCCGAAGAGATAATGAATCTTCGAGATAAATTTATTGAAGAATATACAGATGAAATTTATCATGAAGCTGCTACGCTATGTAGAGCTCATCATCAAAGGCTACACAGCATTTATGGTAAAAGACCAAAATTGGTAACAGCCCTTAAACAGAAAAGATGGGTAAATATACAGAGAGAAAAACATGGCATGGTATGACAGAATATTAGGTATTGAAAGAGAGGAGGAGAAAATAAATCCTGCTCAGTCTTTTATCGCTTTAGACGAAGGACTAACAATTGATACCAGAGAGAAAAAAGATAACTATAGATCCGCATACGAAGAACTAGAAGTAGTTAACCGTGCGGTAAATATGATTGTAGATGATAGTTCGGATATTCCTTTTGATATAGGAATGAAGATAAATGGAATCACACCAGTAAGAGAAAATGTTCGAAAAGCTCGTGTTGATTTATTACTTAACAAAGAGCCGAACCCGTTTCAAGATATTAATACTTTTAAAAGAAATCTTATAATTGATTTATTAATAGATGGAAACATATTTGTATATTTTGATGGAAGACATATTTATCATCTTCCAGCAAATAACGTAACTATTCATTCTGATACTAGTAGTTATATAGAGAAGTTTGAGTATGACGGTAAAATAGATTACGCTCCTAATGAGATAATTCATATAAAAGAAAACTCATTTAACTCAATATATAGGGGCGTACCTAGGTTAAAACCAGCATACAGAACTATGTACTTACTAGATAACATGAGAAAGTTTCAAGATAACTTTTTTAAGAATGGAGCAGTTCCAGGGTTAGTATTAAAGAGTCCAAACACTCTTTCTGAGAGAATCAAAGAAAGAATGCTGCAAGCATGGGCTACTAGATACAATCCTAAAAACGGCGGTAAAAGGCCTCTCATTTTAGACGGTGGGATTGAAGTTGATAATTTAACAAAAATAAATTTCAAAGAATTAGACTTTCAACCCTCAATAAGTGCTAATGAGAAAATAATTTTAGAAGCTATGGGTGTTCCACCTATACTTCTTGATGGTGGGAATAATGCTAACATTAGACCTAATCATCGACTTTACTACTTGGAAACAATACTTCCAATAGTAAGAAAAATGGCATATGCTTTTGAAAGATACTTTGGTTTTGCTATAAGTGAGAATGTTACTGATATTCCTGCTTTACAACCAGAGTTAAGAGACCAAGCAGCGTATTATACAAGTTTGGTAAACGGAGGCATAATGTCACCAAATGAGGCTAGAATAGCTTTAGGAAAAGAGCCCGTAGAAGGGCACGATGACTTAAGAGTTCCAGCAAATATTGCGGGTAGTGCAGCAAACCCCGAAGAAGGTGGGAGACCACCACAAGAAGAGGAACAGGATAATGGCGAACAAGAAAGCAATACTTAACCAACTAGCAGATTATTTTGCTGGAAAAGGTTCTATGATGACGCCTTCTGAGTACAAAGCAGCAGGAGATGCTCCTATAAGATATATGGTAGCAAAAAGACCTTTTGGGTCTTGGGCTCGTATGCAGAGTATGGTACAGAAGAACTTTCCAGAGCAATGGGCCAAAGCTAACCCTGTAGTTGCAGCAACTCCAGCACCTAAAGCTGAAGAAAAAGTAGCTACTAAAACAGCAAAGGCAGCTCCCAAAAAAGCTGAGAAGAAGTGAGGTAAATAATGGAGAAAATTTTTCATTGGACTAACACTTTCAAATCTCTCGGAGAAGATGATGATGGTGGCGTTAAAATCAGAGGTTTAGCGTCTACTAATGCATTGGACCGACAAGGTGATACTATAAATCATGATGCATGGATTAAAAAGGGTGGTCTAAACAACTATCAACAAAATCCTATTATATTATTTAATCATGACTATAATAAACCTATAGGGAGAGCGACTTCTATGGAAGTCACAAATGAAGGTCTGGAGCTTGGAGCGAAAATTTCCAAGTCTGCAGGTGAAATTAAGGATCTTATTAAAGATGGTGTTCTTGGAGCCTTTTCTGTCGGTTTCAGAGTCAAGGACGCAGATTATAACGAAGAAACCGATGGATTGAAAATAAAAGACGCTGAACTTTTTGAAGTATCAGTTGTTAGCGTTCCAGCTAATCAAACTGCTATGTTTTCATTAAGTAAATCATTTGATTCTATGGAAGAATATGATAAATTCAAACAGCAATTTTATTCCAAAAATGTAGAAGAGGCTCATTCGAAGGACTCAGCTAAAACTGATGAAATCGATGCGCCACAAGCCGCGGATAATTCCGTTAAACAGGAGAAATCAATGTCTACAGAGAACGAAACTCCTAATGCTCAAGTTGATCTTGAATCATATGCAGAAGAGCTTGCTGAAAAAGCAGCTGCTAAACTAGCTATGAAACAAGCTGAAACAAAAGCAAAGGAAAAAGCAGAAGCAGAAGAAGCAGCTGAGCTAGAAGCTCAAGAAAAAGCTGCCGACGAAGCGGAAGCAACAAAAGTTAAGAAAATAGTAGAGGTTGGCATGTCTGGAGCTGAAAGGCTCATGAATGACGTTGAAAAACGTGTTTCAGAAAAGCATGAAAATCTTGAACAAGTTGTTAACGAACTTAAAACTGAACTTTCTGAGAAAAAAGGCGAAATCGAAGCAATTCGTGAGTCAAAAAGAATTTTCGGCGATAGACAAAACTCTGACTGGAAAAAAGCTTTTAGTGCTGACATCGACGATGCATGGACTTTAGGGCTTGCAACAGGTAGAGGTTGGAATACTAAACTGGCTAACGACTTAGTAGAGAAGGTTAACGCACATTCTGGCGTTGGCGTATCATCTGCTGACTTTGAGCAAACAGTATCATCCAATGTCGAAAGAGATATTCAACTAGAATTAGTTTTAGCACCGCTATTTAGAGAAATTCAAATGCAAAGTGCTACACAGATCATACCTATCATGCCAGATAGTGGTTATGCTGAATTTGCTTCAGCTCAAACTGCTAGTGGTTCTTCACCACATGGTAACTTAGCACAGAGAGGAGACACTTATGGTTCACCTTTCGGTGGTATAGATATGACTGAAAGAACTCTTTCAACCAAAAAACTTATTTCACAATCTTACTTAGGTAATGAAACTGAAGAAGATGCAATTATGCCAATACTTCCTCTAATTAGAGAAGGTATTGTTAGATCACACGCAAGAGCAGTAGAAAATGCTATGCTTTTGGGTAACAACGCAGATGGTCAATTCGGTACTTCCGGAGCATCATTTGATGGTCTTTGGCATTTAGCTGAAGCTGACAGTGATTTAACACAATCAGCAACTGCATTCGCATCAGATACAGTTACAGCAGCAGAATTGCTAGCACTAAGAAAGAACATGGGTAAATATGGTATAAATCCATCTGATGTGGTTTATATCGTTTCTTCAACAGTTTATTACAACTTGTTAGAAGATGCCGAGTTCCAAGATGTGAACCTAGTTGGCGATATGGCAACTAAGCTAAATGGAGAAATCGGAAGCGTATTCGGATCTAAAGTCCTAGTATGTGATGAATTCCCAGCAGCAGCAGTCAATATGCCTGCAGCTTTAGCAGTATATCCTCAGAACTATGTTGTACCTAGATTAAGAGGTGTAACAATCGAGTCTGATTATGAAGTTGCTAACCAAAGACGAGTTCTAGTGGCATCACAAAGAATTGGCTTCACCGATATGATCGATGGCGCTACTTCCAAGTGGGCATACCAGTACAAAGGTAGTTAATACCTAATTATTTATGGTGGGGTATATCCCCACCATATTTTAGAGGAGAGAAATGGCGGATTTAATAACACTACAACAGTATAAAGACTTTGCAGGATTACAGGGCGTGCAGCATGACGCTCGTATAAACGTTATTATTGACTCCGTTTCCCAACTCGTTAAAAATTATTGCGGTACTAATTTTATAGATAATTATAGTAGTGCAAAAACTCAATATTTTGACATAACTGATTCAAGAACAACAAGAATTATGTTAGATGAAGGGCCGATTGTTTCAGTTACTTCAGTACAGGAAAGAGAATCACAAGCAGATTCATATGTTACACTAATCACAGAAAATTCTGACAGTAGTGGTAAATATGAATATATAATTGATTCTATGACTGATAGTATAATTCGTACTAATGATCAAGTTGATAAATATTTTCCTCAGGGAAGAAAAGCAGTAAAAGTTGTATATACAGCGGGTTATTCT